CGCGCGATGCCCGCAGCGCATCCTCATTCGCGAGCGCGTCGGCGAGCAGCTTCTGGGTCTGCTCGCGCTCGCGACGCAACGCCTCCTCGGCGTCCTTCTGGCGCTTCGCCGCTTCGGCAGCGCGGTCACGCGCGGCGGCTTCGGCTGCGGCCTGCGCAGCGGCTTTCTTGTTCGCCTCCTCGCCTTCGGCCTGCGCGCGCGCAGCGGCCTCGCGGGCGGTGCGCTCGCGCGCCAGGCGAGCCAGCGTCTCCTGCTCCCAGCGCGCGGCGAACTCGGCCTGCGCCTTCTGTGCAGCAGCCGCGTCCTGCGCGGCCTTCTGCTTCTCGCGGAACGCGTGCAGCTCCGCGTCCGAACTGCCGCCCGCCAGTGCGGCGTTCCCGTGCTGGAGCAGCTCGCGCGTGCGACGACCGTTCTCCTGAAAGGCGCGGTAGATATTGGTGAGCGTCTCGTCCGCCGCGTTGCCCCAGCGGATCAGATCCGCGAACGCCTTCCCCAGCTCGGCCGCGTCCGACTTCGCGCCGGCCATGCCGCTGCCGGCCTGCTTCGCGCTGTCGGCGACGCCGCCCATCTCCTGCGCGGTCTGCATCAGCACCGGGATCAGCGGGCGGAGGAACTCGGCCAGCAGGGCGGTGCCCTGAATCTTGAGGATCTCGGTCTGGTCGACGAAGTCCGCCGCCGCACGCACGGTGCGCTCGTCGATGATGACGCCCAGCGAGATCGCCTTGTCGCGCAGCTCGGCGAACTGCGTGACCAGGGGCAGCAGCTCAGTCGCACCCTTGCCCAGCAGCGCGACCGCAGCGGCCATGCGCGACGTCTGGTCGGGCAGGCCCTGCAGCGCGGTGCCGATGGTCGCGAGCGCGTCACCGGCCTCCATCGAGCGCAATTGGTTCGCGGACAGGCCGAGCTGCTTGATGGCGTCCGCCGCCTTCTTCCCCGCGCCGGTGCCGATCTGCCCGAGGTTGATCTGCAGCTTCGCGAGCGCCTTCTCGGCATCCCCGAGATCGACACCGGTCTGCGACGCGGCGAACCCAATCGCCTGCAGCGTCTCGGTGGTGGTGTTGAGCTTGTCGGCGGAGTCGGCGAGGTTGTCGAGCTTGTCGAACATCGCTTCGATGCCCGACGTGATCGCGGAGATACCCTGCTGCAGCGCGCCGGACAGGAACGAACCGGCGAACACTTCCGCAATGCCGCGCGAGGCGGACTTGATGTCCGCGACCCAGCCCTGCGAGGCGGACTTGATGAGCTTGTTGGACTTGGCGACATCCGCACGCAGGCCCTCCATCTCCATCTGGAGCTGGACGACGAGCTTGCCGATGTCCTTGCTTGCGCCTGCCATCACTCACCTCATGCACCGAGCCCTGCGGCAATCGCCTCGCCGGACAGGCCCTCGGTCGACATGGGCGGTGGCGGACGACTCTGGTCGTAGAAAAAGCGAATCCACTCTGCGTACTCGCGCGCCGGCATCTCGCGCTCCAGCCGATAAACCGGCATGCCCAAACGCAGCGCGAGCGTGAACAGCGACGCGCGTTCGGGCGCTAGTCTTTTGGGCCGCCGTCCTCCTCCGGCTCCTCCGCTGCGTAACCGGTCATCTCCAACGCCTGCCCGGTCAGCGCCATCACCGACTTCATCTTTCGCGCGCCCATGCCGGCCAGCTCCTCGGCGGTGAACTGCTGGCCGTCGACGCGCAGACACAGCGCGATGACGCACAACACCACCGGGAGCCGGTCCGCCTCGTCCTGCTCGTTGCGCGCGTCCGTCATGCGCAACACGTCCAGGATCGGCGGCTCGACCAGCTCCACGTGCTGGCCGAGTCGCGAATCCTTGATCACGATGCGGGCAAGTCCGTCGTCCTTCGCCTTCATGTCCATGACTCAGTCCACGATGCGAACGGGCTTGGTGCCGAGCGTGAACTCGCCCGTGAAGGCAGCCGCCGCGCCGACTTGGAACGTCTCGGAAATGCCGGACGTGGTGACGGACGGATACAGGATCACGCCGTCGCCACCAGGCGTTGCCGACGGCGGGAGCTGCACCATCAGGATGCGAGGAATGCCGTCCTCCGCCGCCTTGAGGAACTCCAGAAAGCCGGCGGACGTGTAGTCCTCGAAGCCGGAGATCGAGACGCTGCCCGCCTGCGGTTCGCCCGCGAGCTGGGCTGCCGGATCGCACGTCGTACCGACCGAGATCGCCTGCGCCGGCTCCTGCGTGTACTCCAGCGACGCGAGGCAGAACTCGACCATATCGGCCGCGTGGTTGGTCACGTTGCCGACGGTCGACGGCGCGGTCGCGCTGGTCGCATCCGAGCCGCGCAGCACGAAGGTGTTCGCGGTGTCGTCGACCGAGCCGACCACGAAGGTGCGCCCGTCGAGCGTGGAAATGCCGGTGGCGGCGACGACGACCGGATCGCCTTCCTTGAACTTGCCGATGTCGGTCGAACCGACGGTGACGACGGCCGGCTTCGCATTGCTTACCGACGTCACCACGACGGCGGTCGGGCTGGAGCCGGGCTTCTTCTCCAGATAGATCTTCATGCCCTTGGTGGAAAAAGCGCCCATCTCGGAGCCTCCTCAAGCGTTGGGGGAGACGTCGAACACGCGAAAGCTCTGCTGGACGTAGTGCGCCCGCAGGTCGGCGTCGTAATTGCTGATCTCCGACTCCAGCGAGTCGGCTTCGACTAGCAGCGGCGGACGCGCCGCATCGGCCATGCGCCGCGCATCCACGAGCTGGCGCGCGACGTAGGTGACCTGCACGGTGACGAAACACCGGTCGGTCTCGGTGCCGCACAAGGACGCGAGCCATTCCGTCTCGGTGCGTTCCACAATCGTGAAAGGCAGCGCGGTCGGCTTGGTCTCCGGTCCCTGCGGCGAATAGGAATTCAGCACCGGCCCGGCCCAGCCCGGCAGCGTCTTGATCAGGTCGATGAACTCGCGGTCGGCAGCCATTACGGTCCGGCCCCCGTCGTCGCGAAATGTGCGCGCCACAGCGAGCGACGCATCGATTGGTTCATCACCTCCAGCGCGCGCCCGCCCATCGCGTTGAGCGCCGGGTGCAGGAACGGCCGACCAGGCACCCACGAGCGCGCACCGTTGCGTGCGCGGTGCAGGAACCCGTACTCCATCAGGTGCGCGTGGCCAGCCTTGTTGCGGACCAGACCCTTGCCACCCTTCGCGTACACGCGCACGCGGTGCGACTGCGTGCCGCCCTTGACGAACGCACGCCCGACGGACAGCGCGTTCGGGATACGGCCGTAGCGGCGACGCGTGCCGCGCCCGTCGGCGCGATCCAGAATCCCCTGCTTGCCGAAGCCCAGCGCGCGCGCGTTCTTGACCGCAGCGGTGCGGACCACGCGACCGCCAGCGGTGAGCGCGGTGAGCGCGGCGCGGCCGGCGACCTTGTCGCCCGCGAACTCCGCGAGGTTGCGCGTCATCTCCTGCAGGCCGTGGACGCTGACGTCGACAGATGACCGGTTAGCCATCGGACACCCCCGACACGCACACCGCCGACATCCACGAGCGCTTGGCGTCGTAGGTCAGGCCGATGACTGCATAGGTGACGTCGTGCCGCGCATCGAGGATGCGGCAGCTCGAATCGATCGAGATGCTGCGCGGGGGATGCCGGAACGTGATCCGCCAATCGCCAGCCGCCTCTTCCCGCTGCCCGCTGAAATATTCCCGCCCGCGCAGCACCTCGATCTTCGCCGCGCACGTCCACAGGTCGAGCCACGTGCGTGCGGGCGCACCGAGGGTGTCGACGCTCTCGACGGGCGCTTGGATGGTGATCCGGTCGCGGAATTTCCCGGGCTGCATCGTCAGCACCTCGGGGTCCAGTGCGTCATCAGCCACCGGTCGACAAAGCCCGGAACCTCCGACACCGCGAAGTCGGACGTCGTGCCGCGCCGCTCCCACCAGTCGACGGTGAGCTGCAGCAGCGCGTCATCGATCGAGCGCGAGCGCTCGGCAGCCGGCAGCGACGTGACCACGACGACATCGCCGACCTGCAGCGGGCCGACCAGCACCGGCTGGCAGTTGTTCCAGCCCGTCCACGTCAAGGCGAACTGCGCGGTGATGTCCACGCCCGTGCGCGTGACGGTGAAGCCGGCCACCGGTCCCCACAACGGCAGCGGCGTCGAGCCGCTCGGATGGTCGGATGCGTCGACCGTCCAGGTGTAGCCGGTCGCGACCAGGCGCGCTTCCATCGTGCGGTCGAACTGCGCGCACACCCGGGTCAGGACGTCCTGCAGCGCGGCGTCGTCCTCGGCGGTGTCGATGCGCAGGTAGAC